CTTCAGCACCTTCATCCATTTCTTCGTCGTCTTCTTCAGCACCTTCATCCATTTCTTCGTCGGACTCTTCTGCTGCTTCGTCCATTTCTTCTTCGTCTGCTTCTTCAGCAATTAAATTTTCGTAAATTTCTCTTGACTTTTCAACAACGATATCATGGAATAGCTCATTGGCTTTATCCATTTCTTCATTGACGATTAAGTCTAATAGTTGTTCAAACTTTGTAGACATGCGGTTATCTCCTATGTTAGTTTCGCGGCAAGGCTGTGTTGTTATTTAACCAGGTTAATATAAAGGTATGGGAAATAGGCCTAAAACGGCCTATTTTAGATAAAAGCACGAAGGTTTTTAGCAATTTCTTGTTAAAATATTTAAGTTTTTACTAAAAATATTTAAACTATCAGTTATTATACTGCTGCGGCTTCCGGGGGAGGAGCAGCATACATTTTTCTAACCAATGCCAATTCTTCTTTACGTTCTTTATCTCTTGCATCACCGGCCCTACGAAGATCGTTTAACATTTTTAATGTTAAACGAGTTTTACGAAGATCGTCAGAACCGATAATACTAGTATCCTTTTCAGAATTGTATCGTTGATCATCAACCATCTCGTTATGCTGGCGGTCAAAATAAATGAACTCTTTTAATAACATGATGATATTTATGCTGGAGGTTGTGTTTCTGCTGGGGCGGCACCGGCTGCATCGGGTTCTGGCGGTGGTGTTGTTGCTCCGGATATTGCACTCATGTCTGCACCCATACCATTTGCAGTAACTCCAACACTACGAAGTTCAGCATTTGCAGGCAAACTTGTATCTTCGTCTACGTTTTCTTCACGCCATAGTTTTTCGTTTTCTGCCATTTCTTCTGCACTTAGTCCCAAGAATCGTTTCAGTGCAAAGCGTTTGCTGATCTGCGGAATAGCAATCATAGTTCCAAAAGTAGTAACTCGTGCAGTATCCATTTCTGTTTGTCGATATGCGGCAAAGTTTTGTGGTGGGTTAAATTTGCAGTCAAAGATATTACTATCTACATTAATACCTTTATTTTGCAAATATAATTTAAATTCTAAATCAAAAATTTCATTTAAGATAGACTGTAATCGTTCACAGTATTTGTTAAATCGCAATTCTTGAATGTAGGCTGTTCCAACTCTACCATCATTGAAGTTAGATCCTCCGTCGTCAGGGCCGGTCGGAAGATAAGAGCTAGGTATGCGTAGAGCACGAAACAACTTATTAGTAAAATACTTAAGATCATCAATTTCTCCTAGATTAGTACCGCCTGGCAGAACTTCAACTTTACTTCCGCGGCCTTCTGCTGTCTGTGGGAAAAAGTAATCTTCGTTGATACTTAATGGGTTATATCCTGCATCAATTACACTTTGGCTTCCACCAGTAACACTAGGAATTCTACGTTGATTTACTTCATTTTTTACACGTTCAACAAAGCCCATGGCTAAGTGACTTGGCATGTTACCTACGTCGATGTAGAATACTCTACGCTCAGGAGCACGTTGTATACGATAGATAATAATAGCATCTTCTAGCAATTCTTTTTGCTTGTAAACTTTAAAAATACTTTCTAACAGACTCGTTCCAAAAGGATAATTGTTGTCTAATCCTTCACTCATTGACAAATGTATCACATGCTTTGAGTCAATTGCATACTGGTTTTCGTTTCTTTGAAATCTACTACCGCCGGCAGTATTAGGAAAACTACCAGTCATTCCTCGACTCATTCCACTTCCGGAGTTATTGCTAGAATACTGTGAACCGCCGCCTGCAATGTTACTTGGATTAATAGCAGTTGTTGCAAGTGTTTCTAAATTAGGATTCCAGTCTCGAATAATATATTGCTCAGGTTTCTTACCGTCACTTTCGTTAACAATAATTCGATCAACTTTAGCAGGGTCTACAAACATCCATGCTTGTGTTTCTGGGTCTCGAACAAAAAATGCATCTCCATACTTAAATGCATTTCGGACAATTTTAAACATTCTTGTTTGGAACTTGTTTAATTTTGTCCACTGTTGCATGTATTTGCGGATAATTGTAATTTCAGTAGGAGTTGCCTGTTCTTTAAAAAACACACGAAACGGTGTTCCGTTTTCGTCGTTTGACTGGGTGCAAAACTCTGCTAAAATATCCAAAGCAGCATTAACTTCACTGTCACTATCCATAGTGTCATATTGACCATATCGTTCTAACCGATTAGGGTGCCCTGAATATACATCTGGTAGATAACTTGAATAGTTTCTATGTGTGGGATTTGATAATGAGCCGCCTGCCCCACTAATTGGACTCATGGTTCCTGATGCGTTAACAGGGGTGAAGTATTTTTTCCAGCTCATAATTTAAAATGTAAAAAAGTCTCTATTTAAGTTTTTAGTTGCATCTACAGTTCGTTTTGTATATTCAGCTGTTTCCTTAATATATCTTAAAGTCTCTGCAGACGTAGTATTTAATCGCTTTACCTCGGCAATTAAATTTATTATTTCGTTTGCAGAGCTTGCACCTTCTTTGCCAGCTGGTGCTCCTGCTGATTCTGAAGGGCCTATTGCTTTGCTCACTAATCCAGAAATTCCAGCCCTAATTGATTCCCCAACTGTGGGGGTTGCTGCCTTAACTTTTTCCATTCCGGCAGCTACTTTTTCCAATCTAGAAGGATCAACAGCGGCAATTTTTTGCAGTCCATCGCCCATCATATTTAACGCAAGGCCAACTGGCAATCCCCATAATGCCATCGGTGCAAATGGTATTAATCCTAGTCCTAGTTTAGCAATCCCAAATGCACTTGCTCCGAGTTTTGCTCCATCAATCTCGGTAAATTTCATAAACCCTTCTGCCAATGTTGGCAGTGCTTTACCTACTAGCCAGGCTGCACCGGCAATACCTGCACCGATTGCAGCAATAGCAAGTCCAAATCCAGCGGCGCCTGCAATAACCATCGGGTTCGCAAATGCTCTTAGTCCGCCGGCCGCTGCTTTAAGGCCAGTTCCCATTCCTGAAAGCATTCCGCCTCCTGCACCACCGGCGCCTCCTGCACCGCCCCCACCTTTGAGCGCATCTAATGGGCCACCTCCACCACCGCCACCCAATGCACCTAGGGCAGCTTTTGCAGCCATTGCACCTTTCAGTGCCGCAAATGCCGCTACTACCGCCATAATATATGGAGCCAACGGTGCTATCGCATTTACAACGGGCAATAACATCTTAACAAAAGGCATAACCGCAGTTAAAATACTTTGTCCCAGTTCTTCTAGTGCTTGCTTGGATTTAACTGCGGCTGTAGCCTCTGATTCTTTTTGTTTCTTTGTTTCTTCTGCAATCTTTTGTTCAAATGCAATTTGATCTTCAGTAGATTTAACTTCATTTCGTTTTGCGGTGTTAGCAGCACCTATTGCCTTAGACATTTCTTCGCTGCCTTTACCTGCCATAATCAATGCTGAACCAACGTTTTTTAAACGTTCACCATCCTTGGCCATACCCACAGATACCCCTGCCGAAGTTTTATCCATGTCTGCTAATGATTTAGAACCATCTTTGACATCATCGGCTAATTTATTTACAGAAGCATTTGCATTTTGTAAAGTGCTTACAAATCTTTGTCCTGCTTCAGTTTGTACTGGTAATCCCATTAACCTTGCTTGCAATGCGTCGGCAGCACCTTTACCACCTCGAGCACCCGCTTCTAAGTTTGCTTTAATTGCCTTTTCTTTTCCCTTTTCATCAAGTGTTAATAGATACATTTGCCATGCTTGATTAGCAGCATCTTGTTTCATTTTTTTAGCAAGTTCGTCTCTGCTTTCGCCTGTTAACTTAGACAACCCATCTAAGTTTTCTAGATACGCACTGGAACTTTGCAAAATAGCACCAGAGTTTTGTAATTCTTTCTTAGTTCTGCCGCCTGAAATTGCAATATAATCCAACATTCCTTGATTAGCTTCCAACGTAGTAAATCCTAAACTACGAAGCTCAGTTCCCATTTTACTGTCTTGTAATTCTTTAGATAAATTATCAAATGATTTACGACCTTGGTCAACTGTGCCGCCCATCATAGCAAGAGTGTTTGCATTAGAAGACATTAATTGAGTATATTCCTGCATGGTCAGACGGGCACCAGATGCAGCTAATCTCATGTCAGTTAAACTACCGCCAAAGTTAATACCGGATTTAGTCAATGTTTGATACTGTATTAATTGGGCTTCTTGAAATGCCGCCAACGCAGAAAACCCTTGAATAACTTTGCCTAACGGGCCAGGCAACATTGTTGCCATGTTTGACAATACACCGCTGGCTTGTGCAGTTCCTGCTGCCAAATCTTGTCCAGTTTTGACTAGAGTTTTAAAGTCTTGTTCGGCTGCTCCAAATGCTGCACTTAATACGAATGCTGTTTTTCCCAGCGCATTCATTTGCGGAGTAGTTGCTTGAACTGCTTGATTTGCTTGGATAATAGAATCGCCGTCTAGGCCGGCTTTTGCAGCCATTGCTGCAATTTTATTGAGTTCGTCTTTTGATCCTTTTGCCGCAGCCAAGGTGGCTTGCAACAACATCTTAAGAGTTGCTTCTGTTGCCGCATTGTTTAGCTCAATATCTTCGTTGCCTAATCTTCCGGTGACGTCTGCCATTGTATTTTTTATTGGTTATCTGCGTATATAAATAGTATATCTATTTCACATTGTTTATTTATCGGAGACAAAATACATGAATACCACTGCCCAGACCATTCAACAAAATCCATTAACCGCATTTATGCGACAACCAAAGATCTTTATTAGGTTGCCCAGTAACGGTGAATTTTGGTCTCAGGATAGTTTGCAGGTTTCAGAAAACGGTGAATATCCCGTTTATTCCATGACTGCACAGGACGAGTTAATGTTAAAAATTCCCGATGCGCTAATGAACGGACAAGCAGTTGTGGATGTAATACAACATTGTATGCCAAATGTTAAAAATGCTTGGTCTGTTCCAAATATCGACATGGATGTAATTTTGATAGCTATTCGAATTGCCACTTATGGAGAAAAATTAATAACTCCAATCACAGTAGGTGAAACAGAAATGGAATACACTGTTGACCTGCGATCAGTATTAGATTCTTTAAATTCTCAAATCACTTGGGTGTCCCATATACCAGTAAACGATGATCTTACAGTATTTGTAAGACCTATTAATTATAAACAGGTTACAGAATTAGCAAATCAAAGTTTTGAAACTCAAAAGATTATGCAAATTGCCAACGATGATAAGATGCCTGAAGAAGAAAAAATTGCACTCTTTAAAGAAAGTTTTTCAAAATTGTCAAAAGTAACTGTTGGACTAATAGCCGCTAGCATTTACAAAATAGATTCAAGTAATGGTTCTACAGAAAATCCTCAATTTATTAAAGAATTTATTGATAATTCAGATAAAGAAATTTTCAACAAAATTCAACAACATATTGAATCACTAAAAGAAAATAATGCTATCAAGCCAATTATTATTCCGGTTACCGACGAATTGAGAGAACAAGGATTTGTCGGTGAGTCGGTTGAAATCCCATTAACGTTTGACGCTTCAGCTTTTTTCGGATAAGGCTTTTGCGGCTCGATATGCCTGGTATCGAGAAGCTTGTTGAACAACACGACAAAGATGCAAAAGCCATGAGAGAAGAGTTGTTAAAAGTATGTTGGTATATGCGGGGCAGTATTAGCTATGCACAGGCATTGATGCTGACCATTGAAGAAAGAACAATTATTGGAAAAATAATTGAAGAGAATTTAGAAACAACTAAAAACTCCGGACTACCCTTCTTTTAAATCATCATTCCTAAAAAGTTGCTCTTAAATTCTGCAACTAGTTTCTTCTTCTTAAGTTTCTTTTTCTTTTCTTCAGCTTCTCTAATGCCTGCTTTGTCAGCGGCTTGTATTGCTAGCTTGTCTGCGGCAGTTTGTTGAAATCCTGATTTAGCTCTTGCGGCATCTGCGGCTGCTTTAATAGCAGCGTCTTGCTGATTCTTTGCGGCATTAGCCTGTTTTGTTTTTTCTATGTCAGCATTACGTTGGTCAGCATCTGCTTGATTCTTTGCTGCCTTATCAGCTGCGGCTTTTGCAGGATCAATTTCTACTCCTTGGCCTGTTGGAGCCGGTGCAGGAGTGCTTCCAGGAGCAGCTGGCGGTGGCGTACCAGGTGCAGGAGGAGTTCCTGGCGCTGCTGGTGGAGTTCCAACAGGTGACCCCGTTGGTGGCATTCCTGGAGGTGCTTCTTTTCCGCCTCCAGCAATACTCTTTTCTAATTCTCCAGCGAGTTGCTGTTTAGATGGTCGATCTAACTTATCAATAGTTTGCATAATACTGCCAATGGCTCCAGCAGTTCCACCTGCTGCTGGAGCAGGCGCTGTTCCACCACCTGCTGCTGGAGCAGTTGCATTTGGTGCGGTGCCTTGAGCTGGAGGAGTTCCACCTGATGGTGCTGAGCCACCTTGAGCTGGAGGAGTTCCACCTGATGGTGCTGAGCCACCTTGAGCTGGAGGAGTTGCCGGTGCTGTTGGATCGGGATCACCGGCTACTGTTGCTTTGCCAGATGCATATCCTTTCTTAGCTGCATCCCATGCTCCAACTGCACCACCTACTGTAGCGCCGACGCCTTTTGCAAGTGCGCCGACACCCTTTCCGATCATTGAGCCAAGACCTTCATCAGTTTGAGATTCTACTATAAGTTCGTTAATTTTCATTTTAGGTGGTTCCTATTATTTTTTCAAATGTGCAAGCACTTGCTGTTGGCCGGCTGGATCAAGTTTTAAAATCTGTGCCAATAAGTCTTTGGTATTTACCGGACTAGCGGTAGGTTCATTTAATGTAGGTTCAACTTGTCCTGCAGGTGCTGGTAATGACATATCAGTATATGCTTTGGCAATTACTGCCGGATCAACTCCTGCACTTTGTAATATCTTAGCAACTTCTTCACTATCAGTTGGACTTCCTGCTTTCTTCCAGGCTTTTTCTAATTTACTAGCATCTACTTTATTACCAGTGATGCCAAACAATTCATTTAACTGAGCACCGTTTAGCGACTCTGCTACTGGCTTTTCACCAGTAGCACCAGCTGCTTGCCCAGCTACTGCCCCGCCTGCTGTTGTTGCTACCTGTGTTAACCCTTTGATCCATTGCAATAAACTATCATTATTAAACGCAACTTGTTTAGCAGCGCCTAAAGTAGCTTCTATACCTGCTTTATATTCTTTACTGTTTATTATACGAGCAACATCTTGTAGATCCCTAAATGCTGAAACGTCACCATTTTTAATTGCATTCATTGCAGTTCGCACTGCACTTGCTTCTGCAGGATTAGCAGCAATATTAAATCCTTGTGTCATCTCGCTCATTTCCATACCAAAACTCTTAGTAGTCTTTGTAGCTTGGTAAGTGACCTTTTCAATACCTGTGTCTCCAATTGGTATTGATTTTTCACGCAGACCTGCTAACCAACCGCCAAGTTTTGCCATAGCACCTGCTGTAATACCAGCAACTGCTCCTGCAGTTGCACCTCGTCCAATAGCAGTTGATGCCTTTTGACCTTGTAGTAAACGGTCAGCAATGTTGACAATACCCACGGCAATACCTGTTCCGGTTCCAACTGCCAGTGCTCCTGCCCCAATACCACCCGCTACTGCTACACCCAATGCGGCAGCGGCTGAACCTGCAATGGCTAGTAAGAACTTATGTAGATTAGGATTAGCCTTAGCAAACTCTCCGTATTTGGCTAGCTTGGCTGCTAATTCAGGATTCTTTTTAGCAATACTTGATTTAATTTCTTCAAACTTTTGATCAAATGCTTGAACCGGACCACTACTTTGTAACATGCCCCCAAACTTATTAAACCAGACGTCACTAATTTTATCTTTGGCTGCACCTACAGCATCCATCCCTTTACCTAATGTGCTACGACCAGCACCTGTTTCAATACTTTTAAATAGTTGTTGTATTTGATCAGGTGCTAACGCAACTTCACATAGTGTAGGGTGTATTTCTCTTTGCCAGGTAAGAAAGTAACTATCTCCACGACCAATGCTTTCAAACACAGATTGTTTAGGTAGTTTTTCAATACTATCGAGTTTATTAAGTAGTGCAGAAAGTTGCATTTATGTTCCAAGAATGTTTGTGTTTATTTATAAACGAACTGCGTTCGTTTGCTTCTTCGTAATCGCTTACGCTCTTACTTGAAGCAATATATCGTCGAAGACGAAATAATATTATCTAGATTAATCGGTCACACTTAGCCCAGGCAAGGGCTAAGAAAAAACTGCATTATCTGAGTAGCACAGTCACATAGTGTTAGAACTACAAGCATTTCTGCTAGCGTAGGCGGTTGACCGATACCTACTCGCTCTGTCTTATTTCAACGGCGGCTTACAAATATACACTATCATATTTGTAAAGCGTGGAGTTTCTGTTATTACTCCATCCTTGGGCCTTATTTTAACTCTATTCAAACAATCAAACCGCAGGCATTTTGCGATCGTGGTCCGGTTAGGATACTGATTGAGTGCTTGCTTTCAGCGGCAAGACTGCGGATCCCTGCGTAATGAAACCAGGTTTCTTCTGTTCGGCACACGATATTAGCCTGTGCGAGCTTTAACTGAATTAAGTTGCCTTAAAGTTTGGATTTAATATGAGAGCCATGGACACGGACTTGAATGTGTCCGTTATAGTATTTGTCGGATTCTAATACTTTGCGGTCGAATTGTTCGCGGGCCTCAACGTAAGATGTTTCAGATTTGCTTTTACAGTAGTATAGTATCTCGCGGGTAAACTTGTCTACCCCTATTTGTTCTATGTCTTTTGTCAGCTCAACACTGGAGCCGTAATATGTTTGCCAATCAGAGTCAATCTTTCCTCTGATCTTCTTTTTCTTCTTTGTGCCGTTCTTTAACTTTATAGTCTTGTAGGTCGTTTTACTAAATTTTGCTAATTTTTTGCCAATGTATTGGCGTCCCGAAACTATGTTGGTAATGCAATACACAAAACCAACACAGTCCTCAGGTAATTCATTTACAACTTGTCCTTGATAAGACCAAGTCATTGATTATTTTGCTGCCTTAGCTTCCTTGCGAGCATTTTTCTCGGCAGTAATTTCGTTGCGTCTAGCTTTTACAGCTTTGGATAAGTCTGCTAACGCTTTACGGGCCCGAGTTCCGGCGGCACTATTGCCTGCTACAAATTTAGCATCTTCTGCCATGTATTGTGTTACTGCATCTGTAATTTGGCTATTTGTTTCTGACATTTTTTTTATTCCTTTTTTCTTCTTTTAATCGCTTTATTTCTAAGCGTTTGTTTTCTATACTCTCTTTGCAAACTTTCTGTCCCTGCCGTTTCATTTCATCTGCAATATCAGCAATGGCACGTAGATGTTTCCTTGTTGCAAATCCTGTATCCCTACCTATATACTTTAAAAAAGTTAGATGTGCATTATGCAGTCCTGCAAGTTCACTAACTAATTGTGAGTATAGATCTTTATACTTGTTTATCTCTTCATTCGACATAGTCAATATCGTTTGAGTAACTGGTAAAACCGTTTTCTTTAATAACTCGGAGCACGTTGTTTACACGACCCACTAATTCATCCTTGTGGCTAATCAAGTATATATTCTTATTTCTCTCCCTGGCCATTTTTTTCAAGACCGCCAACGCACTTTCTACGCCGGCTGCATCCATGCCAGCATCTACTAGTTCGTCAATAAACAGTAAATTGATACTTTGATATAATCCTTCCCAAACGTCACGGAACGCAAAACTCATAGATAAAATAAGTCTATTGCGTTCACCTCGACTTAAATTGTCAAAATCTAAGTCTTGTCCTAGTTGAGTAATTTCAACTGATAGATCGTTTTGGAATATAACCTTATGAGGCAATCCTAGTTTATCAATATAATATGTTAATCGCTTATTCAGGTATGTTAAGTTTTGATCAATAATCTTCTTACGAATAAAACTATCTTTATTGGTTAACAACTTATGCAAGAATTCTTGATGATCTTTTAATTTGGTTAATGAGTTAACGTTGTCCCAGCTAATTTCTTGAATTGCAGTATTTTTTAACTCTTCAATTTGTTCTCTATAAGGATTAGATTCTACTACCTTGCTGTCTAGGCTTCGTTCAAGACTGGCAAGATTGTTTTTGTGACCCAATGCTTCTGCTTCAGTGTCGTAGAATGTTGTGGGACGATGCGGTAATTCGCCTGTTCCTATATCTTCTAACACTTTTTTTAAGTCGCTTGCTACCTTGTCGAAATAAATCTGTGATTCTGTAAGATGTTGCACTGCGGTTGCAGTCATTTCTTCGTGCTTATGATCGTGTAGCTCTTGATCACATGCCGGGCACGTTTTATTTCCTAACGAATCTACTTCTCGAACATATTTGTCTCTAGTTTTCTGTGCTTGGGCAATAGCAGATTCTAACGTGGCTCTTTGTTTATTAAGATTACGTATACGAATATTTTCTTCGTCCCACACTTTTAATGCCGCATGTGCAGATAACTCTGCTTCGATATCGACACTTTCTAAATTAACAATTGCTCTTCCAAGACTTTCTAGTTCTAACTCGTGCTTTGAATCCCAGGCATTGCTTTTAAGATGCAGGCTGTCAATACTTTTTTGCACGTTCTCGTTAGCGGTCTTGATACTTTCAATTTTAAAAGTTTCTTGAGTAATTTGTTCTTTAATGGACTTAATTAAATCCTTTAACACTTCTGCCTTTTCAGATAGTTGCGTTATTCCAAGCAATTGTTCAATGACTTCGCGCTGTTCTGCTGCCTTCATTGACAAGAATGGTTCAGTATACGTGTTTAATGCAACAAGATGCTTGAACATAGTATGCGACATTTCTAACATCTGTTCGATAGATCGCTGTGTTTCGCGACTATCTCCCTGACTGTCGTCCTCTTCTTTGTCTGCGCTTTTTAATTCTTGATCATTAACAAATAATTTTAAAACATTAGGCTTTCGGCCTCGCTCGATGCGATACTTAATATTGTTCTTTTCAAACTCTACAGTGACTAGCATAGCTTTGCCGTTAGTCTTATTGATTAAGTTTTCTTTTTTAATGTTGGTCAGTGCTTGTCCATACATTGCGTAGCTTAGGGCATTAACAATGGTAGTTTTACCTGTTCCGTTTCTGCTGCCAGTATCGTCACCACCTAAATCATGATTA